CAAGCGGCCACGATTGATGGTACGCAAACAATTGAAAGTGCAGTTTTAGCTGGACCTATTACTATTCCTGCAACTATAACAGTAACAGGGACTTTAGTAATAGTATAATGAGCAAAATTCAAGTAGATGCAATCGAACAACAAACAGCCTGCGGTACAACTTTAACAGCAGGTGGTGGAGCAGGTAAAACTGTTGTTGTAGATGCAACTACTGTAACTTTAGGTAGATGTGGTGGAACTGTAGCTTTAGCTTCAGGTGCTAGTCAAACAGGTTTTGGTAGAACTGGGACTGTAGATTGGCAAACAACTCCAAAGACAGCAACATTTACTGCAGTTAGTGGAGAAGGTTATTTTGCAAATACAACAGGTTCTGCATTTAATATGAATTTACCAGCAGGTGTTGCTGGAGCGATAGTATCAGTAGCTGATTATGCTGAAACTTTTGATTCTAATAATTTAACAATTGTACCAAATGGTACAGATAAAATTGGTTCATTAAATGAAACTGCATTTTTAAGTACAGAAGGACAATCTGTAACTTTAGTATTTGTTGATTCAACACAGGGTTGGATTAATACTATGGATTCAACATCTAATATTAGAGGAGCTCCTCCTGCTGTATGTGCTTCAGTTTCAGGAAGTGGTAATACTTTAACAACAGCACCTTGTTGTGCTAATGTAAAAATTGCAACTTTTACAGGTCCTGGAAATTTTACTGTTAATTCAGTATCTCCTTGTGCTGCAAATAATTTAGTATCATATTTAATAATCGCTGGTGGTGGTGGCGGTGGTGGAGGACTTGGTGGTGGAGGTGGAGCTGGTGGTTTTAGAGAAGTTAAAAGTCCAACATCTCCTTATACAGCTAGTCCTTTATGTGGACACGGAACACCAGGTAATAGAATAACAGTTACAGCTCAAGCTTATCCAATAGTAGTAGGTGGTGGAGGTACGGGAGTAGCAGGGGGTCCTGCTGCACCTAGTGGAACTGTTTCAAGTTTTGGAGGAATAACATCTGCCGGTGGTGGTGGCGGTGGTTCTAGACCTGGAAATACAGCATCTAATGGTGGATCTGGTGGTGGAGCAGGTGGAGATGGTGGTTCAGCTGGTTCAGGAAATACACCTTCTACAACTCCATCTCAAGGAAGTAATGGAGGAGGACAAGCTTCTCCTGGATGTTCTGCTGGTGGTGGTGGTGGTGGTGGAGCAACTGCGGTTGGAACCCCAGGTACTATTCCATCTGCAGGTGGAAATGGTGGAGCTGGAGCAGCAACTTCAATTACAGGTTCACCTGTTGCAAGAGCAGGTGGAGGAGGTGGAGGATCTTCAAATAGTTCTCCAAGTAATTCAACTGGAGGTTCAGGTGGTGGTGGAATAGGAGTAGGACCAGGAACATCTACAGCAGGAACAGCTAATACTGGTGGTGGAGGAGGTGCTGGAAATAATGGTAGCCCTGGTACAGGTAGAAATGGTGGCTCTGGTGTAGTAATAATAAGGTACAAATTTCAATAGGTAAAAATTATGAGTGAAGTAAAAGTAAATAAAATTAGTCCACGATCCGGCACAGATGTTACACTAGGTGATAGTGGTGATACGTTCACAATTCCTAGTGGTGCAACAATTAACAACCAAGGTACAGCAGTAAACTTTGGTGCAACAGGTTCAGCGTCTTGGGTAACAACAGTTAAGACATCAACTTTCACAGCAGTAGCTGGTGAAGGTTATTTTATAAATACAACAGGCGGAGTAGTATCAGTTAATTTACCTGCAGGTGTTGCTGGTGCTGTAGTTGCAATAAAAGATTATGCAGGAACTTTTGATACAAATGCAGTAACATTAGTTCAAAACGGTTCAGATAAAATTGGTGGTTCAACTGTTAATGCAATTTTAAATACAGAAGGTATTGCAGTTACATTAGTTTTTATAGATTCAACACAAGGTTGGTTAGTAACAGATTCAGGTTTACAAACAGAAGCACCAACAGCACAATATGTTACAGCAACAGGTGGAACAGTCACTTGTTCAGGAGATTATAGAATTCATACGTTTACAGGACCAGGAGCTTTTTGTGTATCTTGTGCAGGTAATGCTAGTGGTTCAAGTACAGTAGATTATTTAGTAGTAGCAGGAGGTGCAGGAGGTGGTGCTGGTTCAGATAACTCTGGAGGTGGAGGTGGAGCTGGTGGATACAGAGAATCTCCAGGAACAGCTTCTGGATCATATACAGTTTCTCCTTTAGGAACATCTCCAGCAGTTGCTTTAAGTGTTCCAGCAACATCTTATCCAATTACAGTAGGTGGTGGCGGAGCTGGTGGTATACAACCTTCAACAGCTGCTACTGTTGGTGTCAATTCAATTTTTTCAACAATAACATCAGCAGGTGGTGGTGGTGGAGGAAATGAAAATGCACCACAAAGAGCTGGAAATAATGGTGGTTCTGGTGGCGGCGGAGGTGGCGGCGGATATGGAACAGGAACAGCGGGTTCAGGAAACACACCACCAACATCACCCGCACAAGGACAAAATGGAGGAACTAACGCTTCTGGTGGACCTGCTAATGACGCAAATGGCGGTGGCGGCGGAGGTGCAACAGTTGCTGGTACACCAGTTGGTCCTTCACCAGGAGCTGGTGGGGCTGGTGGAGCTGGAGCAACAACTTCAATTTCAGCAAGTCCAACAGCTTATGCTGGTGGTGGTGGTGGTGGAACATACAGTCCTACAAATCCTACAGTTGCTCCTGGTGGAACAGGTGGGGGTGGTGCTGGAGGAAGAGGTCCATCAACTGTTTCAATTGCTGGTACAGCTAATACTGGTGGTGGAGGAGGAGGAAGTTCGCAATCTCCTAGTACGGGTGCTGCAGGTGGATCAGGAATCGTTATAATAAGATACAAATTCCAAAATTAATATGGATTTACAAACAACAACAAATAAGATATAAGGAGAAATATTATGGCACATTTTGCAAAACTAGGATCAAACGGAAAAGTCATTCAAGTACTCACTTTGAATAATGGTGATATGTTGAACGCTGACGGCGTTGAAGATGAATCTGTAGGTCAACAATATTTAGAAACACACAACAACTGGCCAGCACAGATGTGGATTCAAACATCTTACAATACTTCTGGTGGAACTCACAATAATGGTGGTACACCTTTTAGAGGAAATTACGCAGGTATAGGTTATACTTGGGACGAAGATGATAATATTTTCTGGCCTAAAAAACCTTATGCATCGTGGGTAAAACATAATGCATCTGCTTCTTGGAAATCACCAATCGGTGATGCTCCTGCATTAACAGCTGAACAAGAATCACAAAATACAGCAGACACTCATTCTTGGAGTTACGTCTGGAATGAAGCTAATACAACTTGGGACTTGACAGACAGCAAAGCATAAATTAAAAATGGTGGTGGTATGCAGAGACAAGTATTAACAGAACAAGCTCTATATTATGGTGATGTCGATATGCCCAAAGATTGGGATATTGACCGAGATAAATTATCAGGCGACATTTTACAATCAGTAATTCAAAACAAAGATTTTCCGTTTTCAAGAACTTGGGATATGTTAAATACCTATATGCGAGATCACGTTGGTCTTGAGTATGGTGTAAATTTAATTAACAAAGAAACGTGGGGAAATATCTATAAACCCAGCGAGACTACAATTCCTTTATTAAATATTGATCCGGTGGATCTACGAAACTCTCCAGACTTTACTATGCTTTACGGCGTTAAAGTTAAAGATTGTTTTGTTCGAATACATTATGAAGATAACAGACGTAAAGGAAGAAGTTGGGATATAGAACTTAAAAATAATATGTTCATAATGTTTCCATCTACTAATATGTATTACCTAACTAACAATCAAAAAGATTCATTAAACTTTGTACAAACAATAACTTATGAATATATCTAATTTTATTGAAACTTATAAAGTACCAGATCAAATTTGTGATGATTTAATAAGCTATTTTAATAAAAATATAGAATACAAAACAATAGGGAAAATTGGTAAAGGTGTAGATAAAAGTATAAAAGATTCTTTAGATGTGCATTTTTTTAATCAATCAACCAATAATAAAATTGGTAATTTTTTTAAAATATTAAGTAAATTTATTTTTGAATATATAACAAAGTATAAGATTAATGGTTTAATTAAAACACAAATGGTTAATAATATCCAATATTATAAACCTGGAAAAGGTTATCCTGAACTACATTATGAAAGGAGTTCAACATCTCCAAAAAGAATATTGTCTTATATGTTATATTTAAATACAGTTACTGATAAAGGTGGAACTAAATTTCCTTTTCAAAATATAACCTTATCTCCTAATAAAGGAGATCTTGTCATATGGCCAGCTGATTTTACACATCCACATAAAGGTATAATTTCACCTACACAAGAAAAATATATAGTAACAGGTTGGTTTGAATTAATATGAATATATCTAATTACTACTGGCATTTTCCTGGAGTACTTACACCAAAGTTTTGTGATGATGTAATAGCTTATGCAAATCAAAAAGAAGAAGTTATGGCTAGAACAGGTGGCTATGGAGATAGAAAATTAAAAAAAGAAGAAATAAAAGATTTAAAAAGAAAAAGAAACTCTGATTTAGTTTGGTTAAATGATACTTGGATCTATAAAGAATTACATCCATATGTTCATATGGCTAACAAAAATGCTGGTTGGAATTATGAATGGGATAGAAGTGAGTCTTGTCAGTTTACAAAATATAAACACAACCAATACTATGATTGGCATTGTGATAGTTGGGACAAACCTTATGAAAAAGAAGGACCTGACTTTGGTAAAATTCGAAAACTATCTATGAC